CTAAAAAAGGAGATCTAGTTATTGTCCACCATAATGTATTTAGGAGATGGATAGATATTCGCGGCAACGAAAAAAACAGCGCTAGTTTTTTAAAAGAAAATGAATACTTTGTAGCGCCTGATCAAATATTTGCATTTAAAAGAAATGATAAATGGCATTGCCCAGATGAATATTGTTTTGTAAAGCCTTTAATAAATAAAGACAAATGGAACACCGAGAAGGAACAAAAACTAAAAGGTGAGCTTGTGTATAGCAACGACGAATTAAGCTCATTAGGACTGTCTATTGGGGATGTAGTAGGGTTTACGCCTGACTCAGAATACGAATTTGAAATAGACGGACAAAAATTATATAGAATTTTATCTAATCAAGTTACAATAAATTATGGACAGAAAGAAGCGAGTAATAGAGGCAGCTGAGCAGGCTTTGCTACAACTTGAAAAAGTTATTAAACAGAACATAGATTTAAGTGAATTAGATCCTGAAAAAGCTAAAACAGCGGCGCAGGCAAAATGGGTTGCAATAGAAGATTCTTTAAAAATAATTGAAAAAATTGAAGAGCTAACTGAAAAAAAATCTGAAAACAAAAAAACTGAGGTCTTCATGGGTGTTGAAAATAGAGTTAAATAATGTACAAACAAACTTTATATCAAATACATAAAGATCACTTATCTAAAAAAAAGATAAAGAACCTTAATAAATATAAGAAGTTTGAATATGGTTATAATGAAGATTTAGATTGTGTTATCATAAGTAAAGATGGAACTTTAGGTGACATATATGAAATTCAAGGTTTAAAGGTAGGCATACCTAAAACTCCAAATAATATAGATGGTGAAACCTTAAAAAAAGAATTTCAAGTTTTTAAAAAAGTTTCTAAGCCAGCTTCTTTAGATAAAATAAAAAACATATTAGATTTTAAAAGTTATGACGATAAAATTAAAGAACAATATTATGAGTATATTGAAAATGAGTTTGATCGTCGTAATAATGGCTATTGGTTCATGTGCAACGGGGAACCGTGTTACATTACAGGATCGCACTATATATACCTCAACTGGACAAAAATTGATGTTGGATCGCCTGATTTTAGACAAGCCAATAGAATATTCTTTTATTTCTGGGAAGCGTGCAAAGCAGATAAGAGATCTTATGGAATGTGCTACCTCAAGAATAGACGGTCTGGGTTCTCTTTTATGGCATCATCAGAAACAGTTAACCAAGCTACAACATCAAAGGATTCCAGATTTGGTATATTATCAAAGTCTGGAGCTGATGCTAAAAAAATGTTTACGGACAAAGTTGTACCAATTTCCATTAATTACCCGTTCTTCTTTAAACCAATTCAAGACGGAATGGAAAGACCGAAGACGGAATTATCTTATAAAGTACCGTCAAGAAGGCTTACGCGAAACTCCTTACAGAAAACTAATCAAGAGGAAGAGATTGGCAGAGGGCTTGATACAACGATAGATTGGAAAAATACGGGCGACAACTCCTATGATGGTGAGAAGTTGCAACTATTAGTTCATGATGAATCCGGTAAATGGGAGCGACCTGATAATATATTAAACAACTGGAGGGTTACAAAAACCTGTCTTAGGCTCGGGTCTAAAATAGTTGGCAAATGTATGATGGGCTCTACTTCTAACGCACTGGAAAAGGGGGGGGATAACTTTAAAAAACTATATTATAATTCAGATGTTACAAAGCGAAATCGCAATGGTCAGACTGCAAGTGGATTATATTCTTTGTTCATACCTATGGAATGGGGATACGAGGGATTTATCGACAAGTTCGGTTATCCTGTCTTCGAGACTCCACCAAGCCCGGTTGAAGGAATTGATGGCGAGCAAATTTTTACGGGAGTCATTGATCATTGGAGCAACGAAGTTGAAGGATTAAAAAATGACAGTGATGCTCTTAATGAATATTACCGTCAATTTCCTAGATCTGAAAAACACGCTTTTCGTGATGAAACAGTAAATTCGTTATTTAATTTAACAAAGATTTACGAGCAAATAGATCATAACGAAGAAATGGCTATGAAAGGCTATATTACAAGAGGATCATTTGCGTGGAAAAACGGAATTAAAGATACTGAAGTAATATGGTCTCCAAACAAAACAGGAAGATTTAATCTTTCTTGGATACCACCGGTATCTTTACAAAATAACGTTATACTAAAAAATGGAATTAAACATCCGGGTAATGATGGGTTAGGCGCTTTTGGATGCGACTCTTATGACATTTCAGGAACAGTAGGAGGAGGCGGATCTAATGGAGCTTTGCATGGTTTAACAACCTGGTCAATGGTTAGTGATGTACCTAATAACAAGTTTTTTTTAGAATACATTGCTCGCCCGCAGACTGCTGAAATATTTTTTGAAGATGTTTTAATGGCTTGCATATTTTACGGCATGCCAATATTAGCAGAAAATAATAAACCAAGATTATTATATCATTTTAAAAGACGTGGATATAGAGGCTTCTCTATGAATCGTCCGGATAAAACAACAATTAAATTGTCAAAAACAGAGTTAGAACTTGGAGGAATACCTAACTCATCTGAAGATATTCGACAAGCACATGCTGCTGCAATAGAAACTTACATAGAAACACATGTTGGGAATTTAGATGGCTCTTATGGTAATATGTATTTTCAAAGAACTTTAGAAGACTGGGCTAGATTTGATATTTCAAAACGTACAGCTCATGATGCTTCTATTAGTAGCGGACTTGCTATTATGGCTTGTCAAAAACATTTATATCGCCCAACAAGCGAAAGGCAAATAAAAAAGCTTGATTTTGGCTTTTCTAAATATACAAATTCAGGATCAAGAAGTCAGATAATAAAATAAATATGGCAAAAAATAAAGGACAAATAACACAGTTTCCGAGTCAAGCCGTCTCAGATGCAGTAAAAAAATCTAAAAGCTACGGTTTATCTGTAGCTAGAGCAATTGAGCAGGACTGGTTTAACAAGGATAATGGGTCCGGTAGATACTACCAAACACGTGATGAATATCATAGATTACGTTTATATGCTAGAGGTGAGCAATCAATAAAAAAATACAAAGATGAATTTGCAATTAACGGTGATCTTTCGTATTTAAATCTTGACTGGAAGCCTGTGCCTATTGTGCCAAAGTTTGTTGATATTGTTGTTAATGGAATGCAAGACAGGCTGTTTAGTATTAAAGCTTTTGCGCAAGATCCTATTGCAACAGGTAAAAGAACAAAATTTGTAAATAATATTCAAAGAGATTTAGCTGCCAAAAAAATATTAGCTGACATAGAAGCAGAATTAGGCGTTAATGCTAGAAATGTTCCTGAAGAAGATTTACCATCAAATACAGAAGAGCTTGAGCTTTTCATGCAACTTAATTACAAACAAGGGATTGAGATCGCACAAGAGCAAGCTATTGATAATGTTTTTCTTTCAAACAAATATGATGAAATTAAAAACAGGATTGATTATGATCTTGCTGTAATAGGTATTGGATGTGCAAAACATTCATTTAATAATACAGACGGAATTAAACTTGATTATGTAGATCCAGCTAATTTAGTTTGGTCTTATACAGAGGATCCTAATTTTCAAGATTGCTATTATTTTGGTGAAGTAAAAAAAATAAAATTAAACGAGTTAAAGAAACAATTTCCTTCTTTAACTGACGAGGCAATACAAGAATATACTAAAAAGGGTTCTAATTGGACAGATTATAATACTATAGGCAACAATAACGATAATGTTATAGACGATAATAATGTTGTTACTGTATTATATTTTAATTGGAAAACTTGGGAAAACAATGTATACAAAATAAAAGAAACATCAACCGGCGCTGAAAAAGCAATACAGAAAGATGATTCTTTTGATCCTCCAAAAGACAAGCGCACACGCTTTCAAAAAGTAGCTCAAGCTAGAGAGGTTATTTATGAAGGAGCGTTTATTTTAGGGACTAATGAGTTACTAAAATGGGAAAAAGCAAGTAATATGATTAGACCATTATCTAATACTAACAAGGTAATGATGAATTACATTGCAAGCGCTCCAAGATTATATAAAGGAAATATAAACTCTTTAGTTTCAAAAATGACTCCTTATGCTGATTTAATTCAGCTAACTCATTTAAAGCTACAGCAAGCAATACAAAGAATGACACCTTCAGGTGTTTATTTAGA